ATAAAATACATGGATTAGAAGCTACCCATTTTAGGTATTCTTTGTCCTTGATTCTTTGTACCTTGTCCTCTGATAGTATTGTGCACTTTTTTGTAGCCATAATATATTGCTAAATCTGATAGCCCTTCGTGTACTTGGTTAGATGCTCTGCGTTCTGACATACTTAAATGATATGCTATCTCAATGATACCAAAATTATAATGACAAAACAACTTCATAATTTTAGAAACTCTTTTACCAAGTTCGTCATCAACTTCTTTAACTGCGAGTGCAGCACCAATAGCAGATGCTATAAAATCTTTGTTGGTACCATCAATTCGTTCTTTTAGAACATTTCCTGTACCACCACCTTGAAGTTCGCACATAAGACGATAACGAGATCCAGCTTCATATTCTTCAATAGATATGAGCTTACGATGAAACATATACATAAGACGAGATTCTCTAATATTTAGCCATACTTTACGCTTGTCTAAAATAGTAGAAATAAGCTCAGGTTTTTCAATGAGACGCATAAGATATTTTATAATTTTCTATAGCTTTATCAACGAAAGATTTAAAATTTTTATTCTTATTGTATAATTTGTTTAATCTAAAAACTCTGTTTTTGTTACAATTATGTAATCGAGCAATAGTGCTCTTACACCCATACACTTGTGTAGGGTGCAATAGCCATGAAATTAAAATACTTAAATTATATATTTTATAATCTTTACTATTTTTAACAATTTTTTTACCTTTTAATGTATCAAGAGATACACTATAAGATATACTACAATACTTTTGAACATTAATAACCATAAGGAGATAAACATGAAGATTGAATATAGACATAGTGCTTCAAAAACTAATAGTTTTATAGATAGTCCACCACATTGGATTATCAATAATTTATATGATTTTGATTCACAACCCAATGCACGAATGATAATGGGTAGTGTAGCAGAGGAAACTGCTGAACACGCTTTGCAAAATCAAATCACTGATGAAGAAGTTATCATAGATTATGCAAAATCCAAATACATAGAACTAAAAGGTAATGAAACTGACGATGAATGCCTTTGGTCTGGTATAATTGCTAATCAATTTGTTAAGGAACTTCCACAATTTGGAAAAGTTATTTCTTATCAAAAATCATTACAAATACCAGGTGATAAATATGGCTTAGAATATGATGTTATCGGCAAAACAGATTTTGAATTTGACGATGTAATCATAGATACTAAGGCTACTGCATACATAAAAAGACTAAAATCTGGTGCTGTAGATAGCAGGTGGTACCCAAAAGACGCTGATTTGCGTCAACAAGCCCTTTACAAAGACCTTTTCAATAAACCGACAGCTCTACTGTATTGTTCTTACAAGGACGTTCACAGCGTAGATATGGAAGGTAGAGAGGGACATTTAGAGGTCATTATACAAGCTATGAAACATATAGAACATATTATTAAAATAGCTAAAGATAAGGAAGATATAGTTAAAATGTTTCCGTTAACTATGGACAATTTTAGATGGGGAAAATCAGATAATGAACCATCTAGAATATATGCAAAAAACGTTTGGCAAGAAGCTTTTAAATAGGCTATAAGAGTTGATGCAGAAAATAGGACAAATAATAAAACAAATAAATAGGAGAACAAACATGGAACACGAAACATTTGAATGCTCATTTAAAAAAGCATTTGAGAAAGATGATGGTCAAGTGACTGTCTACGTTACAAAAGATAATGGAACAGATATGACAATTTATGGTGAAGCTCTAGGCTCTCAAAGATGGCCTACAGGAGCAAGACTAAAAATTGATGCTCAACCAGTTAGAACAAGTAAGACAGGTAAACAATATCAAACAGCATCTAGAATAGAATGTTTAAGTGAACAATCTGCTGCACCTACATCTAATATGGTAAGTGCTACTGGAGTTCAAGCTGTTAGAAATATGTCGGACCAATTTTCTGAAAAATATAGATTAACTATGAGTAATCTTATAGCATCTTATATGTCAGGTGGTAAAATACCAACTGATTCAGAATTTCAACAAATTGATAATTACGTCAGAAAAATATTGGAAGCAAAAGCTAATAGTGTTGAAGAAATACTAAAAGACGATGCACCATTTTAACAATTTCTTATCTCCCTCGAGTTAGAAAACTAGGCATTGCTACAAAGTGGTTAAAGACCCATGTAGTAGTGCCTTTTTATTTATAAGGAATTTATGATTGAATTATTAATGATGTTAATTATCCCAACAGAAATAGATCCTGCAAAATTAACAATGAAATATGTTCTTAAAGAAAAGTTTATAGATTACAAAACTTGTGAAGAATATGTAGAAGAAAACTTATATTACAAAGATACTCAAGGCGTAGGAATATTTTATAAAATAAATACCAAAGAATATCAAGTTATGTTAACGTATTGTAAACCAGTAAAGGAGAAAAATGATTAGTGAACAACGATTAGAAAAAGCATTAAGTTTTTTAGCTGAAACAGATGAAACTAATGCAGAAGCAAATGCTAATGTAAAGTATCTTGATAGATTACTTAAACGTAAAAAAGCATTACACATAACAGGTAACATAGAAGATAAAAGTATATCTGCAAAAGAACAATCTTATTATGCTAGTACAATTTATAAAACTGCAGTAGATGAAATATTTAGTGCTGAAGTAAAAGCATCTACATTAGAAAACAAACGTGATAAAGAAGGTTTAATTATAGATCTCTTTAGAACATTAGAAGCGAGTAGACGTAAAAATAATATATGATTTATAAGTTTAAGAAATGGGTTATACTTCCTGCTTATACTGAAATTGTTATTAGTGCGAAATCAGAAGAAGAAGCAATAAAAATAATTAACTCAATAGACTCTAAAACTTTAAGCTGGGAACAAGTTGAAACAATTGATCAACGAATGACGTATGAAGTTATAGATGAAAAGCCCTGAGCTAATCTTATTTAGATCTATTATAAATCAAGCATTACATGATGCTATGTATGATGGTTTAAATAAATATTATATTACAGATAAACGTAATGCTATTGATTGGCTTATAGGTAATTCAGTAGATTTTAAAACTATATGTTCTTGGGCAGATATAGATCCTGATATAGCTTGTAAAAAATTTACTGCTGCAATGAAACTAAATACATATGTATTAACAGAAGATCAATACAAAGTATTAAATAAACCACGTAAAGAGTATAAACATAAAGGAAAATTTAGGTTAACATTCAATGAGTAAAGCTTATAATAAACAAATAGGTGGTGATCACTACCAAAAGTATAAAATTCAACCAAGCAAATTTGTAGTAGAAAACAAACTTCTATTCCCAGAAGGATGTGCAATTAAGTATATTATTAGGCACCAGGACAAAGGTGGTAAAGATGATTTACTTAAAGCAATACACTTTATTGAAATGATAATAGAAAGAGACTATTAATTAGATAATGGATTTGCTGTGGATATTTTTAATTCTTCTAACTGTATTTTCAATAACTCTATTTCTTTGGCATTAATTAAAGGTTTAGTATGACCATGAGTAACAGGATGTTCATGTGTACTATCTATATTTTCTAATGCTTTTACTTTTTCTTCTAATACAGCAACCATAGATAAATCAATTGTTTTAGATGCGTTAGTTAATACATCAATTCTAGTCATAATCTCACCATACTTAATAAACCCAGCACCTATACTTCCTATAAGTCCAATAATAACTACGATGTTTGTAAGATTTTTTTTAATATCTTTAACCATTTTTTAACTCCCTAAGTTCTATTAATATTCTTTGTTTGTTTATATTTAGTTCTTGTAATGTTCTCTCTTTAATTCCTATACTATCATTAGTAATATAACTAACTAACTGTACTCCATTATATATCAATCTATTATCAATCATATTAAGTTGATCTAAGTATATATCTTTTGGTATATAAAAAGGTACATTATAAACAGATAAAGATGCTTGATTTTCTGTCATAGCATCTATTTTAACTAAGTTTTTAAGTTCTAAATTCTTTACATGATCTTTAACTTTATCATCTATCTTTGCCATAATTACTTTTAATTTAGGCTTAACAGTTTTTTCCGATTGTACTTTTTTTTGTTTGGTATTTTTTGACTTCTGAACAATAGATGTTGTAACAACTTCGCTATTGGATTCTTCTTCTTTAGTTTCTTTTTCTTCATTCTTTGCTGCTACTTTAATAGTTTCTTTCTTAGTCTCTTTAATAACTTCAGCAATAACTTCTTTCTTTAATGTTTCAACTGCTTTAGTTTTATTCATTACTTGAACAACTTCTTCTACTTTAGCAGTTTCTTTAATAGTTGCTGATTTAGATGTTGTAACTACAATTTCAAAATTCTCTGTAAGCTCTACACTTGTTACTTTACCACCAGTTTCTATGTTTAATTTTTCACTAATACTTTCTTCAAGTCCAGATATAACATTCCATATTTCAGACTCATTAAGGTTTGCTGTACCTAAACCTTCGTTCATATCTTTAATTTCTTGTGCAGATAAAGGTTCGTAATCTTCTACAGGAAAATCTAAAGCCATTTCAGCTCCTAATAAATTTGGCCCTCTTAAAGCTGATGATGTACTTTCTGATCCATCAACTCCTGTCCAAGACCATTCATATTTATTAGCATGAACTCCGTTATAATGTAAGCTATCATCAAATGATCGTGCATTAGAATTGTAACCAGCATCTGTTGTTCTTATTTGAGTAGATGAAGCTAATACATTTTCATCTGCATCTAAAACTTTCATAATAATAGTATAAGAATCAACAACACCTACAGAATTACCACATTGATAATTAGAACCACTCCATTCACAGTTTTGTACTGATATAGAACTGCTTAAATTTATTCCACCATTAAGTTTTAATTGAGTTGATGTATGACTAACTCCATCTGGAGTGCTTGTTCCTGTTATACCAACTAAACTTCCAGTAGCTTTAACTGTCATGTCATGTGATGCTTCTAACTCTCCACTAAAGGCTTGACCACAAGCATTTGATACTTGGGTTTCACAAGTAATAGTAAATCCATTGTGTGTAGAATTATTAGTTAATGCACCTGTAGATCCAGATTGCACTCCATCTAAAGTTGAATTAGTTAAACTTGATGTCGTATCTCCAGCATTAGGTAATATGTTTGTAGTAAAAGCAGTATCATTATCTTCTGCTAATCCTACTGAATTACCAAACCAAGATAACATTAACCATAAAAGACTACCCCAAATTATCCAACACCACCATTTCATTTTTTATAACCTAAACCAGTTTTTCTATCTCCATATAATTTTTGCCATGACCAAGAAGTTAATTTAGTTGAGTAGTGGTATATAAATAATAATATTATTTTCATTTATCAGATTCTAATTCAATTATTTTAAGTTCTTCTATGTAAATTTCTTTATCTATAACTTTACGTTTCTTCATACGTTTAACATATGTTTTATAATTAGGTCTTTCATGATCATATTTATTCCATAAAATCATAGCATCTTTCCCAATTTTTCCATCAATTGGGCAAACAGTTCCTGCTTGTATCATTGCTTCAAACACTCTTTCGTCTTGGCAAAGTATAGCAACTGCTGCTACTTTCATTCCAAAATCATTTAGTATTCTGGCTAATTTTAATCTTTCACAATTTTTATCAATAAAATGTTTTCCACCAGATATACCTAATCCAAATGTTTGAACACCCATTGATGCACCTGTACTACATACATCTTGTGTCATACTATTATATGACGGAGCCGAAGCTGTTGGTGGTGCAGATTTAATATTAGAACTAGAGCTATTGGTACTTGTAGTTGTAGATGTACTACCAGATTCATACGTTGTTGCACCTCCAGTATATCCACCTTCAATTGCAGTATTTGATCCAGATGTATTACTTTGAGTACTACCTGCAAAAGCATTAGTATAAAATAAACATAATATAATTATTAATAATTGTTTCATTTTTTAAAAGTTGGTTTGTTATGCTTATCCCAAAAAGGAAGCATAGCTCCTGATTTTTTATAACATTTAATACAAGAATATTCTTTATTGGGAAGTGTAGCGTAGGCTTCTGTAGGTAATATGTTTTTATTACACCATTTACAGTTGCCTACTACTTGATTCACTTTGGCTTACGCATAATATCAGCACCTTTTAAACCATAGATAGCACTTACGACACCTATAAAGATAGCTTGATACCAGTATGGTAGCTGATTGAAGTAGTCAAAAAATAATGTTAACTTAGTATGAATCTCTGGATCGTCAGAAAAGATAGACCAAGCCAGTATACAGATAGGCATAGATATAAGAATAAGGACAAACTCATCCTTGTAACCTTGATCATTGCTCTCAATAACTTTCGCTTTATATTCAATCTCACCTGTACTCATTTTCTCAGCATGTCTCATTCGAGCATCTGACATTAGTTGTTTTGTTGTTTGTTTGTTTTTGTATAAATGACTAGCTGTCTTTATACCCATGGATAATAAATTAAACCACATACATATCTCCTTATCTAAATATTATTGGATTAGGCCCACCGAATAGGGCTAGAGCTATAAAGGCTACTACTAACCAGAAAGTAAACCAGTAATTCACTGAGACTACCTTCCATATTATGATACCTTATTAGAACCTGTTGGGAATCCTTCCCATGCTTTGTACATACCTTCTACTAATAGCTCATCGTCAAAGGGCTGCATACCATTTTCCATTTGAATTATGGATTTTACTAATGGTAAATAATCTTCAATACTATTGTCTAATTTATCCATAGGATTAAAGTTCATTTCTCTACATACATAAGCTATATAAGCATCTGTATCATTCTCACTTGGAGGAGCCCATCTTTCAATGATGTCTTCAACTGTAAATCTTTTATGGTGAAATCTGTATACTAAAAGTATTCTAACTAGAGCTCTAATGCCCCAAACAGACTCTTTAAATACACAAAAAACTGGATCAGATTGTTCATCTGCCAGTCCATCCCAATCAGTACCCAGCTTTATATTGCCTGGGTTCTTGTTTCTAATTCCTCTAGGTAATTTTTCTATTCCATCTGCCATTTTTATCTAAAACCATTGGGATTAATATTGGTAATCCATCAATGATAACTCCTGTTCCTATTACTGGTCTAGACTTCTGTAATTTATTATATTCAAAAGCTAAACTTTTCATGTTAATTAAACATCCAACTTGCATACCCCAAAGTAGTTCATTTGGATTGCTCCAATAATCTATTTTGAATGAAGTGTGATAGTGTCCTTGAACAGTACACATTCCATATTGCTGGGCAACTTTAAGTACGTCTTTGTATTTACCATGACAGAAGTAAATGTTTTGACCATTAGATGCTTTAATAATCAAATCATCGTGCCATGTCCAACCTTTACCAACTCCAAGCATATTATTATATGACTTAAAGATTTCATGAGGTAATCCATGTTTAGTAGCTTTTCTAAAAACTAAACTACCATGATTAGAATCCATGATGTATTGCTTAGGAAATATCTTTTCTAAATCAGAGAAAAATTTCTTAGCAACTACTAGCTCATGACTTGGTGAATATAAACCAGGATGTGAATCGTGGAATGATATTGAGTGCCAATCCATTTCATCACCTATGTTTACTACACAGTCAGGTTTATACTTTAACTTAATAGCTTTTAAAAAGTCAAGTGTATCTATATGATGATATGGTGCGTGTTGATCACTTATAACAAGTATTGATTTGCGAAGCATAGTATACGTTTTATAGTTATTTAACTAATAAGTCCACTAACAAAGGTACAACTTTATGTGTCTATTCTTGTGTCTTGTTGACATACAAACTTAATAAAAATCATATATTTATTAACATCTTCTTCGCCCATTTCTTTTAATGAATTTAATGATCTTACATAACCTTCAGTTATACAAGTATTATAATCATTATAAATTTCTGGCACAACAATAGAAGCTGGACAGGTATTATATAATGCTGAGCAAATATGCATTACTAGCATTAATTTCATTAAAGATTCTTAGTAAGCAAATATAAAAACTGTCCTAATAAACCTAATGCAATAGCTGATATAATGTATATAATTCTATCTACATCTTTCTGAATGTGAGCTAAATGATTGGTTTCTAGGATGTGCAGTTTTTGATCAATAAGATCTATTCTATTGTGAACCTTTAAAAGTTCTTCTTTATTTTCTGTGTTTCTAGTCATAGTTTTTTTAATTCCTTTAGTTTTTCTTGTAAATATAACCAAGTTTTAGGAGCTTTGGTTTTAAGTTGTGCTCTACCAGTACCAAGATTGTCTTTAGGTACTACAATAGTTTTACCTTTAGGTATTTTAATAAACGCTTCATCAATAACTTTTTTATTATATGTATATTCAGTATCTGTAAAAAAAGCTGTTTTATCCATAGAGGGAGATTTTTTAGTTGGAATACCAATTGCATTAATTTCATCTCTAATAACTGCTTGTCCACCTTTACCATATCCTTTTAAATTATCTCCAAAAAGAAATATTTTATCTGGATTTTTTCTTAATAAATTTACACTATAAATTTTTGCTGCAAGTAATTTCATTAAAATATATCTTTTGTTTTATATTGTGTATATCTTGGCCCTTTATATCTGGGGTGCCCTAGTTGTCCTAGTACAAAATCAACAGAGGTGTCTGCAGCTAAGTCTAAAGATAGACCATCTGTGTGCAAACCTTTCTCTACTGATGCTGATGCTTGTTGTAACCAAATAGGTAAGAATCGTTTACCTATATGACCTCCTATTGATAAGCCTTTTTTAATAGCTTCATCATCTTCTCTTGTAATATTTGGACTCCATTTAGTAGTTAAGTATTTTTTATTAGTTAATACTTCAGTTACTACTCTAGGTAATGCTCCAACTTTCTTTAAGCCTGTTCCAGCTGGATCAGTTATCCAATGGAAAGGTTCCATTAATTGTTTAGAGAAAGTTAATACCTCACCATCTCCTAAATCAATTCTAGTTGGATCTACGTTATCTAATAAAGAGTGACCACTAAATATATAGTTAAGTGCAGATCCTGCTGCTGCGTATGTAAGTGCAGCTCTTGCAAAATAGTATTGATACATTCTTCTAAGTCCTGGATCGCTTTCAAAAGCAGGTAAAGACTTACCAATAATTCTTACATTAGATATTGTCCAGTCAGGAGCAAACATTAATAGTTGCATATACCCTCTAGATCCTGGAGCAAATGTAGTTTGTAATAAACTTTTAAGCCAAGGTGTTTGTATTCTGTTCGCTAATTGTTCCCAATTTTGTCCACCAAATGCATCATTAGTAAACGTAGCTGCTTGTGCTGCTTTACGATATATAACAGCTTGTGTATCACCTGGTTCAATTCTTAATTTATTAGGTACACCTTTAAGAGTTTGTCTATTTAATACTGTAAGAAACGTGTGTAGTTTAGCTTGTGTAAATACTCTATCCCAAGTAATTTGATCAAACCATTTAAAGACTTTTTCTATATTACCATTTGTAGAAATACCAAAATGATTCTTTAATGTTTTATCAATACCTCTTAAGTTGTAATAAAATCTATCAAAGCCTATATCTTCAGGAGTAGAAATTTGTAAACCTAATCCTCTAGAGAATTGTATTACATCTTTAAATCCCATATCATTTAAAACATTTACAGCGTGAGGAAATTCTTTAGCATATGTTTCTGGATTACTAATAAATTTTTCTAGCTCTGCTTTAGATCTAGGATCTAATATCTTTTTAATAAACTTAGGCTTAGCACCAGCAAACCATAAACTTTCTACTAATGCACCTGCGTGAAAGAATGAGAAACCTACTGCTAATCTTTTCATCATAAGATTAGTTGTAAAGATTGCACTCATTAATGCTTGTTCATCTCTAGCATCAAAAACCATTCTTAATGATCTTTCCATACCTTTATGAATATAAGGATAACCTAACTTATCTTCAAAGTAAGGATGTTTAAATTCTACATAATTACCTGAAGGTATTTTTATACCTCGTCTAATAAGTAATGGAGATCCAGCTACTTGAGATCTTTGTAAACTAGAAATCATAGCTCTAGTAGATAATGCTTTACCTGCAGCATGAGTGTATATTTTAATTAGTTCAACAGGATCATCATATCCTTTTTTAATTACAAATGTTTTTTGTAATCCTCTATTTATATCACCAAATATACCACGTTTACCAAATTGAAATTTACCAGAAGGGCCAGTAACTACATTTAAAGTATCTGTATCAAATTCTTTAACAAATCTAAATGCTTGGTTTTTTGGATCATAGTGTTCCCATAATAAAGGTAAATAGTTAGTTCTTTTATTTTTAAATAACTGTTCTCCATGTTCACCAAATGTTTTTTCAAAAGAATTAAATACTTTTCGTATAGCTATTGCTGCTGCTTTTTCAGGTTCATTTAATTCATTTTCTAATATAGGCCCCAATCTAGGATCAAACTTAAATGTTTTTCTATGAACACTTGCTCCAGTTAAATGATAAAATACTTTACGTCTAGAGTCCAATGCATCTGGAATCATTTCTTTAATTCTATTACCTAATGCAGTACCAGCAGAATTTAATTTAACTGTATTAATTTTAGCTGCATCCATTGTAGCTTCTGCTATTAATTCAACTTCTGCAAAATCTTTAGGTATTCTTTTTAAATGTCTATTAACTAATGCACCAGCTCCATATATTGCTGCACCTAATCCAACACCTTTAGCTGTTGCTAATAATTTATCATCTTCAGCTGTAAGGAATTGTGCTGCACCAAAAACTGCACCTACAGATCCTGCACCTTTAAATAATGTAGCTATAGACATATCTCTGCCATTTTCCATTATATCTCTTAATGCTGAAGTCATGTCTGCTTTAATAACATCAAATTTTTTAGGATCACTCATGATACCTGATTGTTTTTTTATCTCATCAATAAGATCATCTACTGAACGATATATACCTTGTTCATTAGTATCTAATAATTTTTCAGGATTAATACCATGTTTTTTTAAAACTTGACTTTGTATTTGTGCAACTCTATCTTTAGGAAATCTTGTTAATCTTTGTGCCATAGCACCCATACCAGCAAAACCTACAGATAAAACAGCACCTGCTGTTGCACCTAAAGTAGTTTCTACTGCAAGTCTTTTAGGATCTAGCTTTGCATCTTCAGAACCTTGCCAAGCAGCAGAGAATACAAGTGGAGTTGCTAGTGTAGCAAATGCACCTACTTTAAGATCTGACATAACTGATGCTTTTCTTCTTGGTATTTTAGCTAAAGACATTTTTTTACCAAACTTTAACCTAAGACTATTAACAACACCTCTACCTAATCTACCCCAACCTAAAGGCATAAATAATAAGTAAGGATCTGCCATCATCATGTTAACAAATTCTGCGCCAAACATTTTAGGATTGGCTTTTATTAAATTACCAATCTCTTTAATGTCTATATTCATTGGCCCATCATCTAATAGATAACCAAAACGACTTAAATGTCTTTCTGCTTCTTTATAGATTTTAGAACCTTCTTGGTCTGGATTATTACGAATGTAATCTAATGCTTCTTGAGCTTGTTTCTTTTTAGTATTACCTGATACCCATTGGTATATAGATGCAGGTAAAGATTCTTCTCTCCAAAGATCTATTGGATTCTTTATAGACTGAAAAAACCCAGGCGTTTTATCTTTAATTGGATCATTTAATCCATCTTGGATATTACGTACTGGGTCTTTTAGTTTAAATTCATTAAGGTTAAAGTCATTGGCCACACTAAAATCCCCAATCTCTTTTTATTTTTTTATTATAATTTATAATTCTTTGTCCTTCTCGTCTTAATTTAGTACCATCTCTTAAAGATCTTTTTGCTACTTTAGTATAATTTTTAAAAGGATTACTACCAGTTGAACCTGTAAATAATTGTTCTGTTTTAGATTTAATTCTGTCAAATTCTAAATCATGTTTATTTAAAGTTTTAACAAATCCTTTTATTTTAGCTTTTTTAATTCCACTTTTAGAAATTTTACCTTTATTTGATTTTGCAAAACTAGCTATACTAGATCTTTGTTTTTTAATTGCTTTGTTTAATGAAAAACTCCATTTTTTTCCTGCAGTTTTAGAAGCTAAAGTTTGAGCTGCTGCGTGTTTTGTAGCTAAAATTTTAACACCTTGAAATACATTATCTTCAGAAGAATCAAAAACAGAATCAAATTTTGCTCTTGCTCTTAAATCAGCATCTTCACTTAACCATTTAGATGATTTACGTGGTGTTTTTTGTGCAGGTAATTTTTGTATACCTTTAAATTTTTTACTTTTAGAAAATTTGTTTAATACTGATGTAAATTTTTTAATCATTATTATCCTTCAAAGTATTCAGGGAATCTATTTCTCATAATCTTCTGAGCTCTAACTCTAGATACTTTCTGTAGTTGTGGGTTAGATGCTAATAACATAGCATAAATTTGTGAGTCATCATTAGTTAGAACATCACCATCTGATCTTGGTATAATAATCTCAGGGCCTTGTTCTCCTACAACATAAGGTTTACCTTGTTGTATTGGGCCACCTTGTGCTCTAGATTCTAAAGTTTTATCAACTACTTGATAGCCACCAATATTAACTCCACCTTTAGATTTAATTTCTCCACTTTCCATCATTTCTTTAATAATTTTTTTATATAATCTGTTGCCTACAACAATATCTTTACCAGATGCTTTAGCATCTCTTTTCATCTTTTTAACTTTTTGTTGAACTTTTACTGTAACATCTTCTACAGCTTGTTCGTACATTTCTGTTTGATTACCAGATTTTAATTTTCTCCACCAACCAGGTGCATCTGTTCCCATAGTTTTAAGAACACTTTTAATTTGATTCATTTGACCTTCAGTAGCTTCTATTACATCACCTGATCTTGCTTCAATTCTGTCTTTAAATTCTGATGATATTTTAGCAGACTTAACAAAGTTGTCTAAGATACCTTGGTTAATAGTTTTACCATTAGCTGATGATTGCATTAAAGCTAATCCTAATGAGAATGCAGGGTTAGACATAAGTCCGTCAAATCCACCTTTCTCTTTCCAGTTAGCTGCTGCTTTTTTTAAATCTACTCCAGCCATATTAGCTAGTTTACCCATAAATCCTGGATCTTTACTAAGTTCAGCACCACTTATTTGAGTATTATTTTCTTCGTTGTCAACAGGCATATTTCCTGTTGGAATACCTTGTTGATTTGGAACTTTAGCATTTTTAACTTGTTTTATTGCATATTTTCTATCAAGATCTGAACCAGGTATTGCGTTATATATATTACTTCCTACTTTTTTAAAATTATCTTTAGTAAATATAGGATTTTTAACTAATGGAGATTCACTTTGTCTATTTATTGTAGCATTAATTCCACTACCTTTTATTCCACCAGCAGTATCTAAAGTACCACTTCCTGGTGTTTCGGTATAATCTTCAAAACCTGTTGAATTGCTTTGGTTTTTTTCTACAAATCCTAATAAACCTTTTCTCCAATCATCAAATATACCATATGTACTACTATTACTCATTATAATATTCCTTTATCTATCTTATTTGTTTTTAACCAATCGTAAAACGGACTTTGATTTACAGCTAACATTCCTATTGCACCTTTGTTTTTTAGTGTTGTAGATACTGCAGTTTTTGCAGCAGCATATTGTGTAGCTATACTTGTTGCGTGTTGGTTAGTATTTGTTGTTCCTAAATTTGCGTACCAGTTACTTGCTGGTGAACTTGTTGGTGGTGTAATTCCTGATACAATGTAAGGAGCTTCTGGTGCTAATGCATTCATCATGCTTCTTTCATTACCATCTCCTCCACCTTGAGTAGATGTAGTATCATTGTTACCACCACTAAAATTATAACTATTAGGTTTTTGACCTGCTTCGTTATAACCTTGAAATCCTTTTTTACTAGCCCATTCACCTACGTTTTTTCCACTAGAGTATAAGAATCTTAATGTTGGAGAAAATTTTAAAGCTTCTGGTGCATTTTGCCAATGTTCTGCAAAAGACATATCAGTTCTTTCATACTCACCAGTATTAGGATTTACAGTATATCTTCCTTGAACATCTTCTCCAGTTGTAGGATCTTTTTCTATCATGCCAGTACTATACATTTCTGCTTTAGTCATCGGAGTACCATTTACATTTGAAAGTTTTTCACCTTGATCTGTATAACCCTTTTCAATTTCTGCATCAGAATAAGCTCTTGATATAACTTGACCAGTATTAGGATTAGTTCTAAAATTTTCTACACTTCCTACAGTAGAGGTATCTGGGCCTGTAGGGCCAGTTCTATGATCACCAGAACCACCACTTGTAGATTCTGCTCCTGTTCTGCTTTCTGCGTGTGTGCTTATACCTTTTTCTTTAGATGTTGCAGCTTCCATTCCAGAAACTTGCATATCACTTCCACCACTATCATTTCCTGATCCACCACCTCCACCTGACATATATTATCCTATAATATTATTGCGATAACTAAAATAACTGCTACTGCAATCACAGCTTTTTTGTGATCTTTGTAGTAGTGCTTAACTTCATTTATTAATTTACTCATTATAATAACCCTCCTAATAATCCACCAAGACCACCAATAGCTCCACCCATCATAGCTCCAGGCATTCCACCCATCATAGAGCCCATACTTGCTCCTGACATAGCTCCACCTGCAGCCATACCTAAAGCATTAGGGGCTGGTGCTTGGCTTGTTGATTGTTGTGTTGGCAATCCAAAAGCAATCGGTGCTACAGTATTATAATACTGAGCTAATGATTGTTGTGGTGCCATGTTTTGTTGTCTTGTAATATCTTCTAAAGCTCCACCTACTGCTGTTAAGCTAGGTACTTGTTGAGCTGTTCCTAATTGTCTTTGTCTTTCTCTTTCTAATTGTTGGAAAGCATAAGGTGCCATTTTATCTGCTACTTGACCAGTTACTTGAGACTGCATCATTGGAGATCCAGGAGTTCTTCCTGCTCCACTAAATTGTCCAGCAACACTAGAATAAATATCTTGACCAGCTTGTGCAATCATAGGAGATAAGAAAGGATTGGTATACTGACCTTGTATAGTATCTAATATTTGTTTATTTGCAGCACCTGCAATAGTTTCTTGGGCACCCAAACCTTGTAAAGTTTGTTGTGTCGGTGCTACATAACCAGCTCCTGCTGGGCCTTGTCCGTATATAGTTCCAGCTTCAGATAAAATCTGATTAAGTCCTGGTTCTGCTGCCGAATAAGGTTGTACTGCACTACTTGTAGTAGTTGTTTGACCTCCTCCTCCTGATGACATATTAACTCTCCTTTTTTTTTTCTAATAATATATGACTTTCTTTATAACCAAATGGTTTTAAAACTTTTTTCCAACCTGGTCTTGCAACCAACTCTAATAAATCACACTTGTTTTGCCATGCAAATTCTTCAATATGTTTTATT